AAGACCAAGACCAAGCTGCGGCCATCTGTTACTCTACTTGGGAAACTAAGTTTAACCAAGAGTTAGATATTTACGGATATAAGCCGAAGCATTTTGATATGTGTCCGGGAGCAGTTGAAACCTTTACCCATTTAGTAAGTATGAATGTCGGTACTGACGAGCAAGGTATGGTAAGGTCTGCCGCTCAGATAGCAGATACTATCTTTCGTATTGAGAAAGAAGTAATAAACAATAACGCTGCTACCGTTCAGCAAGTTGACGAGGTTGTTATCCTTGTCGATGACTTCAAGGACTTAATGAATGAGATTGACAAGTTAGTAAATATGCAGCACGACGTTTCCTATATGGATGGGCACGTGTTAAAAGTTAAAAGCTATTTGCCTACTCAGTTAAAGTTTGAAACATACAACGACTACCCAAAAGAAGCGAGCGAAAATGCAAAGGTAGCTTTACGATGGGCAGAAGAGAATGGATGGGGTGAGTGTGGTACTCCGGTAGGCAAACAAAGAGCAAATGATTTAGCAGCCGGAAACCCGGTAAGCCGTGATGTTATTGCTCGTATGGCAGCTTTTGAGCGTCATCGTCAGAACTCGCAGAAAGAGTTAGGTGATGGATGCGGTCGCTTGATGTGGTTAGCTTGGGGAGGTGATGCCGGTATCGAGTGGGCACAACGTAAACTTGAACAAATTGACAGAGAGAAACAAAAGTTTCAGATAGTAAGCGAAGAGCAGCGTATTATCTCCGGCCCAATAATGATAGCAGGCGAAAAGATATACCGTAATAACGACCAGTTCGGAGAGCATTACGTCGTGTTTAGTGCTGAAACAATTAAAAAGATAGCAATTAAATTCAGCAAAAAGAAATATCACAGCAAGGTTAATTTGATGCACGACAAGCCGGTTAACGGTGTTACTATGTTTGAGAGTTTTATAGTGGATAAAAAAAGAGGTATCCAACCAATGGCAGGGTTTGAAGACGTGGCAGATGGCAGTTGGTTTGGTAGCTTTTACGTTGAAAATGAAGAGGTTTGGAAAGGTATAAAAAGCGGAGAGTACAAAGGTTTCTCAGTGGAGGGTTTATTTGATTATTCAGAGGAAAAGCCGCCAATGACCAACGAAGAAAAACTATTACAAAAAATATCTCAGTTGTTAAGCGTTACAATTACCGAAGATTAATATAGTAGTTTATGAAAGCAACAGAAATAATCGCAAAATTGAAACTCGCATTTGACGAGATGGTTAACCCAAACATTGCTTCCGTTAAGATGGTAGAAGCTAAATTGAAAGACGGTACGGTAGTAGAAGTTACTGCCCTTGAAGTTGGCGGTATCGTTACTATTCAAGGAGTACTTGCTCCTGCCGGTGAGCATATCCTCGAAGATGGTACTAAGATTGTCCTTGATGACAAAGGTGTTATCCTCGAAATTATGCCTGCTGAAACTGAGTCAGAGGTAGAAGTTGAGATCGAAGCTGCTAAAAAGAAAGCCAAAATGGAAGAGGTTTTCTCAGCTTTTGAAACTGCTACTAACCAAAAGTTCGCCTCTTACGAAGCTAAGTTTGCTGCTTACGAGAACAAGTTTTCTCAGTATGAAACCAAGCTGAACAAGGCCTACGGAGTGATTGAGGGATTGATTGAGTTGACGCAGAAACTTGCTGAAACTCCAACTGCAAACCCTGACCAAGCTGTAAAGGTTAGCAACAACTTTAACGAGGAAAAACCTAAGTTCAACTACGACGTTCTTTTCGGTAAAAAATAAACAATAACTTTTTTTTAATAAACCCAAAAACCCAAACGCAAAATGGCACTTTCATTCTCAGGTCTTTCAGCGTATACTAAGCAACTGGTGCAGCCATTGTTGACCAGTGCAGTATTTGAAGCTAAGACACAACAATTAGTAAAAGACGGCGGTATCATTATTCCCGGTGTAAAATCTGCCGCTGCTATTCCTTTGATGGACACAGACGCATTCTTTCAAACAGATGCTTGCGGCTTTGACCCTTCAGGCACGACAACTATCAGCCAACGTACTGTAACAGTAGGAAAAATCAAAATCGAAGAGCGTATCTGTCCGAAAGACCTCGAAGCATACTTCACACAAGAGGCACTGAAAGCCGGTAGCACTTACGAAGATTTCGGTAACGCTGATTTCCAAGCCGTTTATCTTGCTAAGAAAAACGCTCGTATCGCTGCTCAGTTGGAAACAAAACTTTGGACTGGTAGCATCAGTGGTGGTGATAAGTTCGACGGTCTGTCAACTTTGATTGATGGCGGTTCTCCGGTAGACGCTAACGTATCAGGTTACACTGGTGTAGCAACTATCTCTACTATCACTTCTTCTAACGTAATTGCTGCAACAGAGGGTATCTATAAAGCTATCCCAGTAGCCGTACTTTCTAAGGGTGATGCAAAGATTTTCGTAGGTGATGACTGGTATCGTCTGTTGATCTTGGCTTACCGTGCTGACAAAATGTTTGCCTTTAACGTACAAGACAGCAACGCAAAGAGTTTTATTCTGCCTGCTACAAACATTGAAGTAGTAGCCGTTAACGGTCTGAACGGAACTGGTGATGCTTACGCTATGTCTCTGTCTAACATTGCTATGGCCGTTGACCTCGAAGATGAGGAAATGAACTACAAGCTGTGGTACTCAGAAGACAATAACGATGTACGTTTCCGTGTAGCTTTCAAAATCGGAATTAACGTAGCTTACACTAACGAATGCGTTAAGTTCAAAGCTGCTATCTAACCCAATAAGATAAGGGAGGTGTAAAAACCTCCCCTTTTTTAGAGATATTTTAGAACTATAAAAATTAATAAAGATGCCTTGTGCAATTACAACAGGATACACTATCGACTGCCGTGAGTCGGTAGGCGGTGTGGAAACCATTTGGGTTATCGAGAATAGCAACTTATACGACGCTTCCGGTAACTCAACCGTTACAAGTGCTTCCGGCACTGTATCTGCTTTGAATAAAGTAAGCGGTAAGAAGTTCTACAAGATTCAAGTGCCACGTGGTACTGCTTCGACTTCTAACGCTATTACTTCAAGCGTAGAGAATGGTACTATCTTTTACACGCATCAAGTTATGTTTCCGGTCAATAGCCGTTCAGCTACCGTAAGAAACTTGGTTAACACGTTAGCTAAAAATCGCTGCACGTTTGTAACTAAGGAAATGGATGGCACTTACCGTATGTTCGGTGTAGAGTTTGGCTTGACCTTGACTACAACTGAGAGCGGTAGTGGTACTGCCAGTGGTGATCGTAACGGTTATATGATGACCTTTACTTCCGACGAGCGTGAGGACTTCTTGGTAGTGCCTGCTAACATTGCGGCTACTTTGGAGAACAACGGTACTGCTTAACTTTTTTAATGGTTAATAAATAAAGCCCTGCCCGGTAAGGGTGGGGTTTTTTAATATGATACACTTAAATAGAAATAGTGCGAGCCAGTATGCTTACGTAAACTTGGGAGAGTTTGCGGATGGTTTGACTTGGTTATATTGGAAATGTACAAATAGATTAACTGGTGTAGTATTTACTTTTTATACTCCTTTACCTTTAACTACTAATCGTTATTCTAAGGTACTTATTGACACTATCGATTTAAGTGATTACGACGCAGGATTATACAGTTATGAATTTTGGGCACAAGATGACGATACCACAATTCCTACCGGTGAGTCAGATGCCAAGGGTTTTTTGTATCTTCACGGTACTGCTTTCAGTCCTGACAAATACGACGAGCAGGATAATACTTTCAAAACATATCAAGGATGAGCCAATATAAACTTATAGAAATAAAGTTCGACCAAGCACAGATGCCTAAATTTGAGGAGAAGAAAGGCAAGGGTTGGATTGAGTTTGGCAAGGATAACGACTATCCTGAGTATTTGCTTGGCTTGTATAACGAAAGTCCTAAGCACGGAACGCTTGTTAAAAGCAAAGCTAACTATGTTTTTGGTAAAGGTTTTGAAGAGGCCGGTAAGGCGAATAGCAAAGGTGATACTTGGAACGATATATTAAAGCGGTGCGTAAAGGATGACGAGTTATATCGTGGTTTTTATCTGCAAGTTATTTATAATCGTATCGGTCAGATCAGCGAGATTTACCACATAGAATTTCATAAGGTAAGGGTTTCAAAAGATATGAAACTTTTTTACGTTAAGAATGATTGGAAAGACGCAAGAGAGAAACCGAGAGAGTATAAGACGTTCAATCCGGCAGAGCCATACGGGGCACAAATTTTCTACTACAAAGAATACAATCCGAGTTCTTATTACTATCCAGTACCAAGCTATATTCAAGGTCTTAATATGATTGAGGCCGATATTCAGGTCTCAAGGCATATTTTAGGCAATGCTAAGCAGGGTTGGGTTGGTAGTAAGTTGGTGCAGTTAAATAACGGCAACCCTCCCGACGAGCAAAAAGAGGAGGTCGAAAGAGGTATCTTAAAGAAGTTTACTGGTAGCGAGGGCAGACGTACTGTAATAATGTTTAACCCATCAAGGGATAATAACGCAGAGATAACCGACTTAGGTACGTCAATGCTGACAAAAGAGGACTTTACTAATGTTAATAACCTTATCCAACAAGAGATATTTGTCGCACATCAAATTATCAGTCCTATTCTTTTCGGTGTAAAAACTGAAGGCCAGTTAGGCGGTCGTAGTGAGATTAGAGATGCTTACGAGATTTTCAATAACGTATACGTCTCAGAAAGACAAGGCGAGTTTAACGCAATCTTTACTAAGTTCAGGAATATGAAAGGCGAGCAGGGCGAGTTTAAGATTCAGCCGGTAGAGCCGTTGAAGTTTG